CTTTAGGATCCTTTTGCATTTGAGCAATAACTTCCGATGCACCTTCGGTTGTGCCTTTTAGAACTAAAAGTGAGTTAGATAATTTATCGCCACTATCCTCTGCACTTAGCAATACTTTGTTAACCATGTCAACATCGCCAAAATAGCCACGAATAGCAGTCTCGTTACCTTTTAGAACTTTTGTTTGCTCTTTTATTGCTTCGTTTAAGTTTTTGGTTGTTGCCTCAACATCTTTATTGCGATTAGACCATGCAGTAAATACTTTTATTAGTGCGAACACTGCAACTGTGATTGCCAACATAGGGCCTAGTGAAGATGCAATTGAGAGCATAAAGGCTTTGAACGATGCCGCCATGACTGCCATACCAGCCTTGAACGAAGATGCCATGATTGCAGTTTGTGTTTTTGTTGTAACAGATAAAAATGTCATTTCTGCTCTAAATGCCGCACCTGCCGCACCAAACATTTTTGACATACCGATTGCCGCTTTCCCCACCATGCCAAATGCACCAGTAGTAGCGAAAAGAGACTTAACCATTACGGCAGTAAGAATCGCCGCAAATGCTTGAACAACCAATGTGTTTCTCGTAATAAACTCTATAAGTTTTGCAAGTTCGGCAATCAGTGGCACAACATATTTTGCAACTCCCAAAAATGCAACTGCCAAGCCTTCAACTGCACCAACTAAACTGCCCTGCAATGCAGTGGCAACATTTTCAAACGCAGTTACAAGATGAGCAATTACTTCTAAAGCGACTTTTCCAATTGATATAAATGCAGGAATCAATGGTTTGAGTGCGCCTGCAATTTCAAAGAACACACCACGCAATTTTGGTGACATTGCAATTAAAATTCCAAGACCACCGAGTAAAGGCCCACCCATGGCTATCGGCTTGATAAATTTATTTAGAATTGGAATTGCACTCAACAACTTAGTTCCTGCAAACATACTTAATGCAGTGCTACCTGCAAGAAGAGCAGGAACAAGGTTCTGAATTTTTTTGCTCATATCTTGAATGTTGAAAGAAACTTTTGGAATTCTTTGGAAGAGCAATGTAAGGTTTTTAATTCCTTCTGCCAATGGCTTCATCAATCCAGCAAAAGCACTCTCCATTGATTTAAGAATTGGATTTAGAGTGCCACCACTACGAATTGATTTAGAGAACGCATCGGTAAGTTTGTATGCGGCAAGAATCGCAGGGCCGAATCCCTTCAAATAAACATTACCGAATTCAAGTTGAATGTCGTTGAGCAATCGTGGAAACGAACGCAAGACTTTCCCTGGTTCTTGCATCGCCGCTTCATATACGCCAGCAACTTTCGCACCCTCTTTGATAATCATGTTGGTGATTGCCATTTGTCTTTGAGTAGCAGTCAAAGAACTTTCAGTAACCTTCAACTCTCTCGCATACATCGCATACGCTTCTGAAGCATATTTTGTAATGCCAGCCGACTTCAAAAGCATTGAGTTACCAGTTTGGATGGCGTAAGTAAGTGTTCTTGCAGTATCTGTTGAGTTTGACTGACTTAACACGGCAAGGTCTTGTGCTACACGAGCAACCTTGGATGCTTTGCTTAATTCAATGTTGCCTTTGACAAAGAGCATTGCAATTTCTTGCGATGCTTGCATTTCAATGCCCATTGAGCGAATATCTTTCGCCGCATCTTTAATTGTTTTACCACCGATGCCCGTAGATTTGCCTACGGCTTCCATGGCAACATTCATTTCTGCTACACCCGAAGCAACCTTAAACGATTGTTGGCTAAACTTGATAAGAGAGTAACCTACGGCGGCTACTGCCGCACCAACACCTACAAGAGATTTCTGAAAACCATTGGTTTTTTGACCAATTTGATTGATGCCACCAGCAAAGTTGTTCAGCGATTTACTCGCAGAAGCCATTCCTTGACTGAACTGTTTATGTTCTAAGCCAAGAGCAACCTGAACACTACCTGCATTGATAGCCATTATCTTTTTTTCCTAGCCGCTTTCTCTTGTTCCCATGCTGTTAACTTGTCGTGTGCTGCCCACCCTACAAGTTCGTCTGCGCTAAGAGCAAGATGACTAGGTGACCCAAATAGTAATTCTTCTACAGTTCTTCCGAGCCTTTCGGCAAGGATGAAATAGTAGCGATACTCAGGGTCGCTTAGTTGCCTTTTCCCTCTTCATCTACCGCCTTGGCAGTCATGCCTGAAACCTGCATAACTTTTTGGGCAACAAACTCAACTGCTGACGCAGATTTTTCTTGTAGCGCTTCCATGTCAAGTGGAGAAAAAACTTTTTCGCCAGTTTCAGGGTCATACACCGAAGAAATCAGAAGCAATGGATACATTTTCTCCATATCCACAGTGCCATCTGCTTTGGTGCAGGTTGCCACTAAACGACTTCTCTCAACTGCTGTCATGGTTCGGATATCAATGTCAACATCCCAAATATCTACATGGGTGATATGACTCTCAATATCTTTTGATTGAATTATTCGGTCACGCAAGGACACAATTTTCTCCTATTTGTTAGTTTGGATTACCAAGTAGTGCGAGTGATTGCACCCGATACTTGTAGTTCAACTGTCGCTGTAACTACATCTCCTACTGTAGCACTAACTTCATAAGAAGTCATGATGCACTCGCCAGTATATTTAGTAAGACCAGCAGTTGAGCCTGCTGGGCCGTATTCAAACGAAAGAGTAGCAGATTGACCAATAACGCCAGCAAGAGTTCCGTCTGCCGTTGCGTCAAACTTGCCCGAAAGACTCACTGTAGCGTCTGTGAGACCTGTGATATACGACTTTGCTGAACTTCCAAAAGTCGTAGTCTCTGCCGTTTCAATTGAGCGTGGAAACGAGATGTCTTCCAAATAACTTGAATAATCAACAAGCGAACCGCTTGAGTTATCCAACTTAAATACTGCCGATTTACCGTGAACAAATGCCATGATTTATTTCTCCTATTTCTTATTGTTTATTGTCTTGCGAAATTAATGTGATAAGTAAAACTCCCAGCACCAGCAGGTGTAGCAACGGCTCTGAGATATCTGTTAACTGTAGTGCCGTTAGCGACTTTAATGCGCTCGGCTGTAACTACAGTTGTGGCAACCGAAGTAAACGATTGCAAGTCTGCCCATGTTGAATTATCGGCAGAATGTTGAACTTTGCACACTGTAGCGGCGTTCATAGTGTTCGCTGTCACATGAAGAGTAGCGAATCCACCATTTGATGATGATGCGCCATTATCCACCGAAGTTCCAGTTGTTGTGGTTGTAATTGCACCAAGAGCCGCAAGCGAAACTGCATTGCCGATTCCGTCATCTGCTTGAAACTCTGCGTTTGCTGAAACAACATCGCCAACTGGTGCAGTTACCTCGTAAGAAGTAAGTTTGCCAGTGGTTGAAATCATGCGAGTTCCGATGGTTGTTACGCCTGAAACTGAAGCCGAAATGACTGCACCAGCATTTACTCCAAGAACATCTGTCATCTCAGCGTCAATTGCATTTGCCGCACCATCAAACATCCCACTCAAACTAAGTGTGCCATCAATAAGCCCTACAATATAAGCCTTGGCAGAAGCGCCAAAGGCTGTGGTTTCGGCTGTCTCAATTGAACGACTGATTGAAATATCGTTGAAATACGCAGATAGGTCAAACTCATTTTGCAAAACAAGTGCCGATTTACCGTGAATAAAAGCCATGATTATTCTCCTGATTCTTCCACAGTGATAACTTTTTTCATTTTTGACGGTGCAGAGTCAACAAGTTCAATCATTTTTTGTTCAAGAAGCCAAGATACTGATGCGGCAGGCAGGTCTGAAACAGTATCGCCTTCTTCTGCTCTTTTGGATGGCTTGCCGTAATCAAGCCCTACCAAAACTTTATATGTTGCCATCATTCCTCCGAATATGCCACAGCGACTTCAGAAAGGACTGGGGCGACAAGCGCACGATGGCAGTTCAAACCGAGGTCACTAAGACACGAGATTATTAAGTTGTTTTAACAAGTTACTCGCAAACTAATAAATAAGCAAGTCATTCTTGAGCATTTTTTGCCTTACAGCGATTGCAAAGAATTACCCATGGTCTAGTAAGTTTTTCTGCCAGCAATTTCTCGCATCGCCAACACCTAGGCTTTTCATCGGTAGTTAGCCCTTCTCCGTAAGCGCTTTTTGGCAATTCCATAACTACGGAGTAATT